CTCCTGCCTCCACAGCCTCCACCGTCCCGTGGGGGAATCCACCCACTTGCCCCTCACCCAGTTTGCCCTGCGAGGCTCCCGCCCGAACTCCCGCCTGTGGGCGGTCACCGCCGCGGACGGGAAGAAAGCCGCTCCAGCGCCCATCGCCTCCGCGAACACGTTCTGGGCAAGGTCCACCTTGTCGCGCTTGCGCAACTGGTCCCCGAGCCAAGGGGTCCAGACGTAAGTGCCGCCCACGACGCCAGTTATGGTTCCGTCGAAGTCCACCCGATGCTCCGCACCCTTGGCCTTCTCGGGGTGGTGGTAGTACAGCATCTCCACCAACTCAGGGTTCCCCGTCCCACGGGCCTCGTTCACCAACTTGTCGTACCGGGTCCCGTAACCGATGGGTGTGGATAGGGCGATCCTGCACGAGGCGGTGTCCGACGCCGACCGCCATGCGGCATCGTCATCCTCCAGCGCCGCGAACTCGTCGAACAGCACGAATGTCCGGCGACCGCCACGACCGATGTGGGCGCTCGATGCCTGTCCGGCGATCGTCGCACCGCTGACCGGGTGACGCAACACCATGTGCTGACGCCAGTTACCGCCCTTCTTCAACGCCTGAACGTCGCACGGAAGCAGCCACCGGGGCTGGCTCCCGACCAGATAATCGACCTTCCAGAACAGGCTGTCAGGGTCGCCCGTGCGGTCCACGCCATCCTCCACACGGCTCACCAGCAACACCTGCCACCCGTGGAACAGCCACCCCCACACCGCCAACCCCACCACAAGCCACGAAGCACCCATGTCGCGACTCTTGCGGATCACCACGTCACGACCGTCCTTCACGCAGGCCGCGAGCCGCCGGACACTCCCCACCTGAACAGGCCACGGGACGAAGGGGACATCCCGGACCACCGCAGGACGCTCACGCCCGTCAGCACCCGTCTCCTTCACCCGGTACGTCCACCCAGTCATCGCCAGCCACGCAGCAGGATCCTCCGCAAACAACGCCGCCATGTCCGACCGATCCCCGCCACGCGTCATCTCCATCACCATCTGGCGAAGGGCCAATAAATCCTCCCTGTCCGTGGGCCAGCACACGTCGTACAGCGGACCCTCAAGACCAAACCTGTCGCTGACACCCACACCAAGGGATCCGGACTCAAGGGAAGTAGGGGGGGATCCATTTTCACCCCCCACCCCCACCCCTCGCTCAACGCCCCCCTCCCCCAAGCCTGCCGATTCGCTCTCGCTCATCGGCACAGCGACACGCCGCGTCTGCGCCTTCGCCACGTAGCCGTTGGGGTAGACCGTGGAGGAGGTCACGGTGGTCAGAGCGGAGTGGGAGGCTTGAGGCAGAGCGGAGTGGGAGGTGTCCGAGAGAGCGGAGTGGGACTCCGGCGACGACGGCAGGCCGGGGGATCCGGACGCAGGAACCCCCCCCCCCCCCCGCCGGGGGGCCCCCCCCCCCCCCCACCCCCCCCTGCCTTTGCCCCCTCCCCCCTCGCCCGCAGCCCCTTGCCCCGCGCCTTGGCCGCTTTGGCTTCCGCTGTCGCTCGCCGCTTCGCCGCCCGCGCCTCTGCCCGCTTGGCGAGAACCTCCGCCCGCTCCGCCGCCCTCCGGGCGAACTGCGCAGCCACGGCGGCGGCGAGTTCCTCCGCGTTCGGTTCGCCGGACGGGTGCGCGGCAAGCCACGCGTCCCACGCCGCGCCGCCCGCCTTGCGGGCCTCTGCCCGGAGCCGGAGCCATTCGGGGGTGCGTCCGGGGATGCCTCGCGGCTTCCTCATGCTTCGCCCTCCGGGGCGGGCAGGGCGGGTAGCCCGCGCTCCGCCCGCGCCGCCGCCGCGTAGCGGGCGAGCATTTCCACCGCACGCGATGCGCTCCCGTCCTCGATCCGCACCGCCCCGCCGCCCGCGCCAGTGACCTCCAGCCGCTGACGCTCCCCGTAGCGGTCAGGGCGCAGCGTGCGGAGCCGGAGTCCAAGCGCGGTCATCTGCGCCGCGCTGGCATTGTCGGTGCCGTCCGCCAGTGCGCGTAGCCGATCCTCCAAGCGGTCCGCCAGAACCGCGTCCGCGATGGCTCGCGCCTCTTTGAACGCCGGATCGGTCCGCTCCCACGCGTACGGCTGAAATTGCCCCACCCCGCACGCATCGCACGCGTGCCGGAAGCCCACTTCCACCCACGCCCGAATCCACTCCCACTTAAGCGCACGCGGTTCCGCGAACCGTTGCCAGAATATTTCGTCGGCCATATCTCCCACGCTTCCAAGGGCTTATATCCGCTTGCGCCCCCTCTTTCCCGGAAATCGCCGGAATTGTTGATTGCCTTCCCCCCGTTTCGCCGTATAGTATGGACACAGGCGCACCGTGCGCCTCGCAACCCCCTAGCCGGAGCCTCTGCCATGATCGACCCCATCGCCGTCATGAACGCCACGAATGCCGCCCGTGCCGCCCGCACCGCCTACTCCGCCGCTACCGCCGCCGCACTTGCGGCGGGCATCGACCCCACCGCCGCGCGGCTTGCCACCGATCCGGCTTGTGCCATCACGCACCTTTGCGACTACCTTGCATCGCGCCGCTACCGCCTATCGGACCCGCAGAACTACACCGAATCCCTCCCCGTCCCGTCCGCCGATCCGGTCGCCGTCCTGAACGCGGTCGCGGCCACGGGGGAATCCCACCTACAGATAATTGACGCGAACGGCAAGCCTAGCGGGTGGGTGTACCTGATTCTCCCGCCCGCCGTTTCCCCGTCCGAATCGGTCGCGGACTACTCCGATATCCCGCTCCTGCGCGAATGGTGGGAGTTATTCAGCCCCGCCACCGCCTGACGCTGCCCCGCACCTACCCCCCGCGAGGGGGGCTAGTGCGCGGCACCGTGCCACGCAACGCCACCTATCGGAGCCTCTGCCATGTCGCACTTCTACGCCCGCATCCCCGTTTCCGCCCGCCGTACCATCGCAACCGCCCGGGGGCATCGGTCCACGGGCATCGCCGCCGAAGTCCTCACCGCCGAAGGGGGGGTCCGCGTCAGCATCCGCAATATCGACGGGCGCGATATCGTCCTAGTCGAGCGCGTCAGCAACCCCCATACGGGCGGTCGCATCGGTGCCGGGGCCATCGTCGCCCGGTTCGATATGGCGGACCCGCACGGGTACGCTTCCTACGGCCCGTCCGCAGGTTCGCAGTGGATGCCGCCGCCGATGGGCGGAACCGTGCGCCCCGTCCCGGCGGTGACGTTCACCGCCTACCCGGTCGCGGATACCTGCCCGGTCACGGGCGCGGAGTACGGAACCGCCGAATGACCTAGCCGGGGGGCGGGCGCGTTGCCCGTCCCCCCTCACCCCCTACCGGAGAACCTGCCATGCGACTAACCGCCGACTCGTACTTCATCATCCGCGAAACCTTCCGCGATGGACCCGCCTACGTTGTCGCTCCGCCCGGATACTACCGCCGCGTGGCGGACGGACGGCTTGTCCGGGACGGGCTTCCGATCACGGGCGGACCGGAGTGGGGCAAGCGCGAACACGCGCACCGCTTCCGGTCGCACCGTGCCGCCGCCCGCGTGGCGAACCTCTGCCCCGGGGCAACAATCGAAGCCGTCCACCTTGACCGCGCCTAACCCGCTGCCCCCCGCCGCGCCCCCTTCCCGGAGGGGGCCGGACGGGCGGCACCGTGCCACCCACCCGCACCTACTGGAGCCTCTGCCATGCGAACGATCCAACTCCGCGACTGCGCCGGAACCGTCCTGCACTCGCGCAACGTCCCGACCGCCCGCGCCCCGCGCATCCGGTACGCCCGCGTTGCGTTCCCTCGCGGCGGCTACCCGCGCATCGTTGCGATGTACGGCGATCATGCAACGTGCGCCCGCGCATCGTCCCTCCGCGACCAGTTCTGCCTTCCGGTTATCGGCGGAGCGGTCCGGCTCCCGTTCTGACCCGTACAGAACCCGTACAAATAATTCCGACTTTCCCCCTTGACAACCCCCACCGAATAGTCGATACTACACAAACCTAGCCGGAAACCCCGGCGCAAACTGGAGACTCTGCCATGCCGACCGCACAACCCGCACCCGACCGTCTGACCGTTCTCTCCCGCATCGACTGGCTTACCTCCGCCGTCCATGACATCGCGACAGTGGCGCGTGACGGCTACGGGCTAGCCCGGATCACCGCCAAGGTAGTGGAACTGGCCTTCCCGAACTGCCCCGCCGAACTGGCGCACCTCGCCATCCGGTACGCCGATCGCGCCCACGCTGCCGCCGCGCTTCACGCCGCATACGTTGCCGTGCAGACGCGCGGCGATATCACCCGGCTTGCCCGCGAGGCTGCGGAGTTTGCCGAACGCGAGGCGGTCGCTGCGGGCGAGGCTTTCGAGTCCGCGATGCGGGCGCACTACGCCCCGAAGCCCTGACCCATCACCCACAACCGGAGACTCTGCCATGCGAACGCCCACGCTCACCGTCATCCCCGCCCGCTACCCCGGCACCGCCGTGGACGGGACGCGCATCAAGCGCGGCGCACCGATCCTCTGGTGCCGCACCAGTAAGCGCGTACTCACCGCCGACCCTGCCCGGTTCGCCGCCATGCAGGACGCTGCCCCGTCCAACGGACCCGACCGATTCGACATGATGTACGAGGACGCTTGTGCCGCACGTTGCGGCCTCTGACACTCACCCCCCAACTGGAGACTCTGCCATGTCACGCATCACCGAACGCGACCTATACGCCGCCGTGGAACGCCTCAACGAAATCGTCCACGGGGAACCGAAGCCCGCGCGCAACGCGCCCTCCGCCTACTTCCTCCAAGGCGCATACGGCGGGTGGCAACTTCAGCGCAACGCCCCGAACGGGCGCGGCTGCGAGTCCGTCACCCACGGGTATGTGAGCAAGCCCGTTCTGTACGAACTCATCTACGCCTACCGCAAGGGCTACGCGACCGCCGTGGCCGACCGCCACGCCGCCGTATTCGGCGCATCGCCCGCTTGACACCGACCGATTCAGCGATACACTACACACACCTAGCCGGATGAACCCGGCGCAAACCGGAGACTCTGCCATGACCGATACCCAAACCACCACCATCGTATTCACGACCGACACTGGCATCCACTGCCGGACGGTGATCCGCAAGCCATACACGGCTGACGCGCCGACCATTGAACTAACCGTCAAGTTCTGCGGCGATAAGACTTCGATCGTTCTCGACGATTTCGACAACCTGCGAACGATATTCCGCTTCCCAGTCCACGCCATCCGACTCACCGCTGACATTGCGAAGCAGATTGAGCGCAGGGACGGAGACTCCGCTGACTGTTACGAGATCATCCGCGAGGGCATCGCCTCGCTGCTGATGGAGTTTTCAGCACGAGGCGCGAATGACTTGATGATCTTGGGCAGGAACTTGCAAGACTGCATCATTGCCGACTGCACCATTGAGATCATGGGCTGACCCATCACCCCCTACCGGAGACTCTGCCATGCAAGACAACCGAATCCCGAACCCGGAGTACGCCTCGTTGCTGACGGACGCATATGCGCGGTGCGTGACTGCCGGAACCGCGCTAGACCTGTGGAGAGCAAGCGGCAACATCGCCGCCATCGCTGACGCGCAACGAGATTTCGACGAAGCACTGGACGAATACACTGCCGTCCAGTTTCACCGCCCCGCCTGACCACCAAGGAGACTCTGCCATGATCCGACGAGACACCGCCCGCAACATCATCACCGACCTGACGCGATCCTGCCATCCCGACGAGCCTATCCTCATCCTTTGCGTCACCGCGAACGACCTGAAGCAGCGGCTTGCCGACGAGCATTCCGGCGAGGACTGCGCTGAACCCGGAGATGATGCGATCATCGCCGCTATGGAAACCGTCGTTCGTTCCATGTGCCGTGCCGACGAGGATTCGTCGCTTGAGGATCGGATCATCGACGCGATGCCGACATCGGACTGCGACTGCCCGCACTGCGGGCGCGACCTAGACCCCGGCGAGTCGCTTTGCGGCGACTCCGACTGCCCGCGGCACGACAACGCCTGACCACCAAGGAGACTCTGCCATGCTGAACCTCGTACCCCTGTTCATGCACACGAACACCACCCGCACCGTGCGCGACTGGCTCTCCCGTCCCGCGAACCCGTTCACCCCGGTCGCGCTTGCCAAGCGCATCGACTCCGAAGCCGCCCGCGCCTTGTGCCGTGCCGCCGACGAACTGCACCGCGCCGACCCCGACAACGAGGCGGCATGGAACAATGCCGCCGATGCCTACGATGTCGCGGAAGCGGACTTCCTCGCCATCCATGCGAAGACGGAGGTGACGCTGTGAAGGGCGACACCCGAATGCTCATTGACCGCATCGCGGACATGGTGCTGCTGCTGCGGGCGCAGCCGTGGTCACGCGCTGAACTGGCGAAGCGTTGGGGGATCACCCCCCGTGCCGCGCACGACATCATCGTCCGGGCCGACGAACTGTTCGGCATCCGGTTGGAGTACGGCCCGGAGGGGTACTTCATCGTGAGCGAGGGCATCGTGACATTCCACAGGAGGAAGCGATGGAGCAAGTGAAAGTCCACTGCGGGCTTGGCTTGGACAAGCCGATCGACCGCATCAACTACCTGTGCGGGTACGCGGAAGCGCAGGGCTATGTCTGCCTCGACCACGCCCTGATGACCGCCATCCGCGACGAGATCGTCCACCTGAACACGAGGTGGAGCGCCTGCCTCGCGCACATCGAACGCCTTGAGAAGAAGAACAAGAAGGGAACCAAGTGAGATACCTGCCGACCATCGCCGCCGTGCTTCTCGCTCGTGCCGCCAGTGCCGACATGCTCCTGCGAATCTCCGACTCCGTTACCGTGTGGAACGGTGGGATCGCGTGGACGGACGGCACGAACTGGTACGGGCAGGGATGGGACCGCTTCCCCGGCGTCAGCCCGCCGTGGAACCCGGTCGCTCCCGAGCCTGCGCCACCCGCCCCTGCGCCCGTGGCCGTGACCGTGCAGCAGCCGCGCCCCGTGCGGCAGGAGCCGCCGCCCCGCCGCTTGGAAATGGGATTCAACGGCGAGGCCGTGGAAATCTCCATCCGGTGGTAGCCTGATCCAGTCTCTTGGCAGAGACTCCCCTTGGCCCCGTGCCGCGCAAGCGGCGCGGGGCTTTCTCTTTCAACCTGTAAGAAACGCTTACGAGTTCTCCTTACCGACTGCGAAGTGACCGTTTCGTACCGGAACGTGACGGAACGTAGGCCCCCCCGCGCAGTGACTGATGTTTCCTCACGCGCCAAGGTTCAAGAAAGTGGAACCCATCGACACGTTATCAGGCCATGTCGATTGGTTCGATATGGCTACAGACATGGGGGACTGTAGCACTTTCGCTCCATGTGATAACCTACAGGCGAGGCTGTGCGGGTTCGACCCCCGCTCGGGCATCGGCTGAAGGCCGCGAGGTACGCCCCGATGCGTAGTGCCGATGAGGTAACGGAAGCCTGCCTCCGGGGCGAGGCCATGCGGAACGCATGGCTGTCGTCCACTGGTGGCTACACGAACCGGAACCTGTCGATGGGGATGTGCAGCACGGCCTCCATGTCGGCGGGGTCGCCCCTGTCCGCCCGACCACCGTGCGCCTTCAGCCCGGTCGCCAGTGCCTCGGGGATCATGGCGTACCCCGTGCGGTCCTGCCATGCCACGACGAGGATGGCGGTGATCCCCCGCTCCGCAGCCTCCATGCCCATCTCGTCCATCTTCCGGAGCGAGATCATGTATGTCGGGTAGGTAAGCGACGAGCAAAGTCGGCACTTTACCTCCGCGATGGCGACTACGCTCCCGTCCCGAAGCACCTCGTAGTCCCACGCGCACAGCGGTGGAGTCTCCCGTGCGTCCGTCCCGGTGGCATGGCACAGGCGGGCCATCGCCGTGCGCTGCCGTGCTACGTCCTGCATCGTCTCGTAGATGGGCCTCATGCCGGGTCGATCCTGATGATGACCGCACGGTCGCAGAGACGCGCCGCCCGCTCGGTGCGGAAGGTGATCGACCGCACCACGCTGTCGTCCTTCCATACCCCGGCATCGGTCAGGCCGTCGATGTACGCCTTGGTCCGCCCCCCGATGTTGTCGGGGTCCGGGAGACGGCCCCGACCGCGCCATGTGACGGTCAGGGCCGCTCCCTTCAGAGGCTCCCATGTCCCGGACATCCGGGTTTCCGCGAGCGCGAGGGTGGCCGCAACATAGCGGTCCTGTCGCGCAGCCTTGTGCCTCACCCGCCAGTGGCAGCGGGCGTTCGCACCGGGCATCATCGGCGGCGGGAGGACGAGCAGGAGGGCCGGAGGAACTCCTCCATCCCCGGCCCCGTCAGCCATTCCATCACTTCCATCGCGCAGTTCTCCGCTTCCTTGCATGGCATCCCCAATCTGTCCTTGACGGTGAGGGAACGGCTCCTGCCGTTCGCGTTGAGGGTGATGGTCGTGACGCGATCGTCGTACAGGTTCTCGTTCCGGACGAGCCTCGGCTTGGCATCGTCGTGCAGTTTGCCGAGCGTGTTCGCCACGATAACTGCGTTCACGATCATGTCCTCCGCATCCTCGCAGCCGTCGAACTCCGCGTCCGCCTGCACGATGGGCTTCCTGTCAGCGAACCAGACGATCCTGATTTTCCATTGGCTCATGGTCGATGTCCGTGTGTGCGATGATGTTCTGGCAGGGCGAGTTTCCTTCGAGCGCGGAGTCCCGGAAGTTCCGGAACCTGCCCGCAAGGCGCTTCGCCCGCCGTGCCTGCATTCCCCTGCTCGTCGAGCCTGCGTGTGCAAGCACGACGATGGCGAGGGTCAGCACCTCGTCAAGCGCGGCGGCGACCTGATGCGCACGCGACTCGCGCACCTCGGAGGCTATCCGCAGCCTGCGCTGTAGCACGGGGTCATCGTCCGGGTTTTCTCTTGCTCGTGGCATCGTCGTTCCCTTCCTTGGCAACGAGTCCCAGTGCGAGAAGTATGTTCACCTGTTCGCGGATGGTGCGGCCCGACTTCACGGCGCGAATCCTCACGCGATCCCATACCGGGTGGTCAAGCCACACGGCCTTCTGGTTCTTGTGCCAGTCCTGCGGAGCCACTAGTTCAGCGTCCCTTCCTTGAGCGAGGATCGAATCGAGTCGATCTCTATGACGAGCAGCGCGTTCCGCGTTGCCAGCCGCGTGAGTTCCTTCTCCCGTTCCATGCCTTCTGAAACGAGTCTTTCGATACCGAGAGCAGCCTCTCTTGAAAGGACGCTCCCGAGAGCCGCATCCTCCCACAACCTCTCCAACAGTTCTTCCGTCATCCATGACCTCCGTGCGGGTTCTCCGCAGCCATATGTTCGATACCGTCTGCGCAGAAACCCCGAGTTCCTGCGCGATGTCGATGAACTTCCTGCCACTTTCGCACTCCTTGCGTATGCGCACCACGAGGTGCGCGGGTGTCGGAACCGTCCTCATCAGTGCGGCTCCGCCTCCGGGAAGCAGTCCCACCCGCGCATCGCTGCGTACTCCCGTTCGCAGTCAGCGCCGTCCGCTTCGTGTCGGCATACCTCCCGCCTCGCCTCGTCGCGCTCGGCCCGGAGTTGCCTTACCTCGTTTTCCTTTGACACGAGGTCGCACGCCATACGAACGAGTTCCCGGTGAAGTTGGTCGTCGGTCATTCTTCCTCCCTGCCGCGTCGGTCGGACGCCATGCGCCAAAGATCGCGTGCGGACATCATGACTGTCAAACGGTCATCTTTCCACGCCGCGTCCATCAACGCCTGCAAGTCCGCAGGATCAATCTCCTGCGGTTCTGCAAGGTTGGATTCCCATGCCTTGCACGCACGCCTTGCATCGTCACGCTGTTGCCGCAGGCGGTCGATCTCTTCGGTCGCACCGAACGCGCCATTCATCCACGCGATCTGGGTGACGCTTGCCATGTGATCGACGGCGTCGTGATGCAGCAGGCGTTCCATGTGCTTTCCTTCCGCCTCCCACCAAGTTCTCCATGCTTCCTCGGCATTCATCGCTTCGCCTTCTTCTTGGATGCGTGGTGCAGGAACAGCCCGAGCCGTTGGTTGGCGCGGTTCAGGTCGCGCTTCAGTTCCTCGATGCGTTCGGCGGCGACAACCGCATAGCCCCATCGGGTGATGTGCGAGTTGGTGTCGCGCAGCCGCCTGCACAGTTCGGTGTCATTCATCTTCGGCCTCCGTTCTCCAATCGTCGTGCTTCGCGCACCATGTCTCCGGCGGGTCGATCCTGCGGCAGTCGCAGTCGTTTCCGCATCGCTCCTCCGCGATGTCCTGCTCGTCTATCCAGTAGGGTTCGTGTTCGCGCACTTCGGCATCCTCCTTCTGTCACGGTACTTCTGCATCGTCTCCGCGTTCCCGGCCTTGCACCGCCTGCACCTGCACCCGTACTGGTATCCGGTGTAGGGCTTGTGATCGGGGAAATTGCACCTGATCTTGAGCGACTTCTTGATTCCCCTGCCCGCTCTGTCCTTCGTGCGGTAGCACCGCTCGCGGTGGGAGTCGATGCAGGGGATGCACCTGCACCCATGCTTGTACGCATATGTGCAGGCGTATCCGGTGACCGGGCATCGGATGCCCTTGACCTGCTTGAACGGACGCGGGCCTCGGTCAGAACGGGATTTCAACGTCTGCTCCTGACTGCGCCATCGGCGCAGGTGCCTCGGTTCGCATCTGCACCACGCGGGGCATCCCGTTCGGGGCGGTCGATGGCTCGGTGATGACCCAGATGGTCGCGCCCTTCGTCTCGCGGGCCACGACATGGAGGGCGGTGTCCCAGACCATGATTGCCCTGCCGTTCGTATCCTTCAACTTGACGTAGGGAGACTGGTTCTTTCCCGCCACGCCCTCATCGACGTACTTGACGGTGATCTCCTCCCATTCCCCGTCCACGGTCGCCTGCTCGACCGGAGCGGTGCGCTTCGGGGCAGGCCGTGCGGCGGGAGCGGGTGCGCCCTGCGCGGCCTGTGGCTTGAACGGCTCCCGGCGCGGCTCGGTGCGGGTTCCGCGATCGCCCTCGCCGTCGTCGTCCTCGTCGCCCACGATGCCGACGATCGCGGCCAGCGCGTAGCGGCGGAGGTAGGTGATGCAGGAACCCATCTGCTGCACGGTCGCCTTGTCGGGGAGCGGGAAGCCCGCCGACTCCTCGATCCACTGGCCGGAGGAGTGGGTCAGCAGCGTGGTGACGAACACGCACCCGTGCTCCATGCGCACGGTCTGGAGCGTGGCAAGGCCATGCTTCGCAAGCGGGACGCGCACGGCGTTCAGGATGCTCCCGAGCGTGGCGTAGCGGTTCTTGAAGTGCGGGTTCACGCGGTCGAGTTCCGCGTTCTTGATTTCGAGGTTCGCCTTGGCGAGTGCTGCGGCGAGTTCGTTGATCTGTTCGGTCTTCGCGACGTTCATCGTCATTCTCCGGTGGGGGCCATCATGTCGGCGGACGCCCACGCAGGCATCCGAATCTCTGTGATCTCGTCGTTCCATCCCTTGGTCGGCTCCTGCATGAACGTCCGGTACAGGTGGACGAGGTCCGGCAGGCGGGCGGTGGCAAGATCGAGGTCGTCGGGGTGGAGCGCGGCGCAGAGGCAGGCGTGGGGTGCGCCCTTCTCCACGACGATCAGGATGACGTTCGCAACGTCCTTGCCTGCCCTGCGCATCATCTCGCGGTAGAACGCGAACTGCGTCCAGTAGCCGAAGTTGTGCGCCGCCTTGGCGAAGTCGCGTGGCGATGCCAGTCCCGTGTGGGTCTTGATGTCGATGATCGTCCCAGTATCCTCGATCCACCCGTCGATCCGGGCCTTGCATGGGACGCCGTCCCACTCCCCGCGCAAGGTGAGTTCGCGGTCGGTGAGCGCGTTGACGAGCAGGCGGGCGGAGGCGTGGGACATCACGCCGCCGCGCATCTCCTCGACGAGGTTTGACTCGTCCTTGGTGAGGACCGTGCGGCCCTCCGCGAGTTCGAGGAACTTCTCGTACTCCTCCTTTCCCGCCTTGGTGCGGCGGTCAACGTCGGGTGCGCACACGAAGTCGAGTTCGTATGCGTCCGGGGTGAGGAGCAGGCTGTGCAGGGCGCGGCCCACCCGGAACGCCGGGGTGTCGGTGCGGTTCTCGCGCTCCGCAAGCAAATGCAGCGGGGTGGCGCGGTCGAGGGTCTTGAGCGCCGACGCGCTCATCATGTCCCACGAGTGGTACTCGTTCTCCGGGATGTCGCGAAGCATCTCCATTGGCAGACTCCTGTTTGGCCGTGGCGGAATGCCTCGGCGGGCGTATGGTAACTACCATACCGAGCCTGTCAACAGCAGAATGCGGAATCCGTGCGGATTTTTTTCACGGGGTCCGGCGGTAGCCGAGACGCCACAGGAGCGAGGAGAGTTCCGCGCTGCTCTTGGCGACCTCGGCTTCCGACATGGCGGGCCAGATCGCGTGCATGGCCTCGTGTACCCATGTGTCGAGGGCGTCCTCCTCGTTCTGCCACGAGGCGATGCGGATGATCCGGCGGGTGGTGCCGTCCCTGCGGTGCGTGATCTCGCACGAGCCGCAGTTCGACAGGCTCCCGGACTCCCTGACGAGGAACCACTTTCCGCCGAGACGTGCCTTCATGGGACACCTCAATGGACTGGGAAGAACTCCGGGCGCAGCGAGTAGGTCGTATGGCCGTTGAACTGCTTGGGATGCAGGGACAGGCGCATCCAGACCGCGCCGATGATCTCGGGGGTTCGGCCCTGCTCGACGTGGAATCCACCGTACCCGTCCTCGAACTCGTCCTTGTATGTCCCCACCCGAACGTGGTACTGGACATCGTGGATGACGCGCAGCCCGCCCTTGTCGTGGACGAGTCGCTCCCGTGCCAGCGGCATGACCCACTGCTTGTGAACGTGGCCCTGCACGACGACATCGGCATCGGGCATGACCGCGGCCTGCCTCCGGACCTTCAGGGTATCGAAGGACATGAGCGCCGCGCCGCCGCTGCCGTGGAAGTACTTGAGGTTGAGGGTGTAGCGGTGCGTCCCGAGTTGGCAGGTGAACTTCACCCAACCACCGTAGCCTCCGGCATTTACGCGCACGTTCGACAGCATCGACATGCGCTCGCAGAGCCTCTCTACCAGATCGGTTTCGCAGTTCTTGAGTACGGAAGTCTCGTGATTCCCTTTCCCGATCACCACGCAGTGCCGCGAGAACGGGGCGTAGAAGTCCGCGGCGTGGCGGACTAGGGAATCGAAGTAGTCAGGAACAAGCGCATGTTCCTCGCGAACCCCCTTGCGAGAGCGGCGAGGGTCCGCCCTGCCTTCCATAGCACAAAAGAGGTCACCAACGTCAATCCACCCGCCCTTGCGGCGGACCACTTCCTCAAGGTGCGTGCGCTCCAGTTCATGGTCTGCGTGCGGGTTGTCGTGGTGACGGTCGCCTGACAGGAGGAACCACCATTGGTCGGTGGCACTATCTGCCACCAGTGTTACTTGGTGAATGTTGCGGGCGGCTGCGGTGACCGACCACGGGAGTTCCATGAATAAACCGTACCGATTATGCACTCGGGAATGAATAGCCCCGGCGATCTTGCGATCAAGCCGGGGCCTTCCGGGGGTCGAGAAACGCCCGTTACCGGGCGTCGGGCCGGGGATGCGATCCTCGGCGGGGTAGTTTATGCCCGATCCCTGCGCATGACTCCGCAACACGCGGGGGCATCTCGTCAGAGAACAGGGTCAGGCACGACAATCTAGCACGATTGTCCTTGACGGTCAAGCAATCATGCACTAGATTTCTCCCTCACGAGCGGGTGCCACTGCTCGACATCTTTGAGAACCGGGCGCGAGGAAGGGTTGCACGGCACCCGCTCCCCTGACTCGCCCCGGCATCTCGACAACCGAGTGGTAGTCGCGTAGCCGCATCACGAACGGGCATCCCCGAGCAGGGAACCCTCATCACGCGAAGCATATGTCTCCCGGCTCTGTAAGGGAGAATCGGTGCAGCCGCACCGTTACGAACGGAAACGGACGGAAGTAAGTCCATGCGTCAGGCAACCCGGCGCATGGCCGTGCATAGGCACGGGGTGTACATGGCATACCCGCGACTTGTCCCCGCGAAACAAGGCGAAAGACCATGAAGCGACCGAAGCGCGGCTCCGTGCCTGCTTGTCGCAGCCCCGATTTCCAGTCGGGGTTGCTCCCTCAACGCTCACCATGCCTGCTCGTCGAAACCCACGGCGGGTCCGACCTTTGGACTCCGCCCATATGGGTGCGGTGGGTTCGTCGATCTTCCCCTGCGTCGAAGCCGCCGCGGAGCGAAGCCGTTGGCGAGCGCAGCGCAGCGGTCGGCGCGAAGGACGAAACGTCACTTCCCGATGTTCTGCAACTCCCTGCGCCTGCGCTCGATCCTGTCGCGCAGCCTCTCGGCTGGCGTCTTCGGCTCCGGCTTCGCCTTCTCCTTGCTTCCGCTCGTGGCGATGTCGCGGACGTAGTCGAACAGCCTGTAGATGGGGACTCCTGCGTACTGGAGCAGCGCAAGGAGCGCGGGGATCGTTCCTGCGGCGATGCCCCCGGTCTTGAACTCGGACGCAGCCTGCTCGATCGGGCGTGCGACCAGCGGGAAGATCGCTGGCCTGCGGTACATGATCCCGCGCACGGCCTGCGTGAGGAGGATGCCCCACAGGCCAGTTGTGGAGGACACGATCTCGGCAGCGAGGTCCGCGGGGATGCGACCGAGTTGCTTCTCCATCTCCTTCTCCTGCTCGTCGTCCGGGCCTGCTCCGCCGAGCGCGGAACCGATTGCCGCAAGCAGGTAGCCGACAGTGGACGCCGACATCAGGTTGATGATGGTGCTCGACGCGCTGTTGGCCGCGATGGCCCCGGCGGTCTGGAGCCGCCTATCGCCGGACAGGTAGGCGCGGCGGATCTGGTTGCGTGCCTTGAGAGGATCGCTCACGAACGGGAACACGAACCGATACAGGGACTTGCCGCCCTGCACGCGCATCGTCGCCGCGAAGAACGTCTCGTCGAACTCGTCGCTTGCGTTCTGGGTCCGGCGGAAGTCCATCTCCGCCCGGTTCGCGGCCTCGCGGAGCGCGTCCTGACCCTCAAGTGCGCCCTCGTCCTCGATCTCGGCAAGGCGGGACTCCACTGCGGCAAGCATGATCTGCTCGTCGGCAAGACGCAGGGCGTCGATCACCGACGAGAGCATCATGTTGAACCCATCCGTGGACTGCGACAGGTTCTCGTAGGCGTCCTGCATCTGCAACGCGACCGCGGACTGGCCCGACGCCCTGAACCCGTCGATCATCTGCTTCCAAGCCGTCCCGACGTTGGCACGCTGCTGGTCGGACATCGTGCCGCTCACGATGGCACGCATCTGCATCTGGTGGCGGCGGGCGAAGTACCCGTTCAGGGCATGGATCTCCGCGATGCGTGCCGACCATGCAGCAGGTGTGCGGAGCCTCGACGCACGGGCCACGCCACGGGCCATGTATCCCGGCGGGATCTCGCTCCCGAGACGGACCTGACCGCCGACGATGATCTTCGCGTTGGTCGTCGGGCCGAGCGCGAGGGTCGCCGCGGTCACGTTGTTGGTGATCTGGTCGATCCTGTTGGCCTGCGTCCGGGCCGTGGCCCCGACACCGTTCGCCATGATCGCCCTGATGCCGTCCGCGGTCCCCGGACCCATCTGCCTGTCGATGAGAGCGACGATCTCCTTGTCCCCGAGCAGCGTCATGGCCTCCCGGTACTCGGTCGCCATGTGGATCATGTCGAGCGAAACCTGAACGTGGCGCTCCCACACGGTGAACGCATCCTCGACCAGCATCGGGTCGCTGCTTCCCATGCGTTCCTGCATGAACCCGACGTCCGTGAGCGCACTGCGAACGAGGACGTTCGCCTCGCGCAACTCCGCCTTCGCGGGCTGCCGCGAGGACACGCGGATGATCGGCCAGTATCCCTGAACCTCCGGTGGCTGGTCCCCGGTGATGTCGAAGAACACCTGAAACAGGCGCGGCTTGAGCCTGTCCATGACGGACTTCATCTTCTCGTACAGCGCACGCTTCTCCGCCGGGAGCGAGTCTCGGATCGCACGGATCTCATCGCGGGTCGGTGCGAGGAAGCGGGTCGTCTTGGCCTTGGAGAATGTGATCTCCTGCCTGCCCTGCTCACCGCGCTCCGGGAACTGCGCAAGCGTCTCGTCATCCATCGCGGCAAGGGACAGCGCACGACCGATCGAGATGGTCACCCTCTCGCCGCCGAGCGTCACCTCGACCGTCTCTGCCGACGCCTCGCCCATCCTCCCCATCGCGAGGAGGAACGCGGGGAGGCTCTCGTAACCCGCCGCACGGATGGTTTCCTCAAGTTCCTGAAGGATCGACGCATGTTCGAGCGACGATGCGTTCTTGCCCTCCTGAAGCCTGCGGAGGATCTTGTAGATGCCGCCGGACTCCGTTCCCTCGACCTCCAGCATCAGGGTGTAGATGTCGCTGTTGGCCCGTGCGACCCGCTTGAACACCGGGACGCGCACGCCTTGGTCCGCTCGGTCGCGTGCCTCAAGCACCGGGCGAGACGACATGTTCGCCACCATCTCGGCCTTCGTCTGCGACATGAACTGGATGCGCTCGGCACGCGCACGCAGGTACTCCTGCCTGTCCATGTCGTACATCAGCGCCGCCTGCTCGACCTTGGCAGCGGCGTCAACGACGGCGGCATACATCTCGACGGCGTTCACGAGGACGGGCGGGACGCCGCGTGCCTGCTCGACACGCGCCCTCATGCGCCGTCCGCGCTCTGTCTTCAGGGCGTTCTCGGCCTCCGACAGCAGCGCACCGATCCGCTCCCGCGTCTGGTAGGTCATCCCGCGCTTGGACATCCGCTTCCGCATCGCCTTGATCGCGTCCATAGAAGACGAAACCTCGGCGTCGATCGCCACCTTCACGGCCTCCACGGCCACCCTGTTCGCCTGCGCGAGGGTCTTCGCCTGCGCGATCCTCGTCGCAAGCGGTCCACGGAGCCGCTCCGGGAGCATCCGGGCTGCGCCGAGCGCGATCTGGCGCACGGCGTCCTGCACCGATTCCTTGGACTCCGCACGGGCCTCGGCGGTCTTGCGCAGGTTGAACAACTGGTTCTGGAGCGTGTCCTCCCGGCGGGCCATGCGTGCAAGCACCTGCCTGCGGCCCTCCATCACGCCCTGCAACCGACCCTTCGCGAGGCCCATCCCGTAGGCGAAGTCGATCGCACGCTGCGCCGCCTTCGCGTCGTCCTTGATCTGCGCACGGGACTCGCGGAGGGCCGGGATGGCCTTGTCGAGCCGCGCCTGCACCACGTCGAGGCGCTCGCTGAGTTTGCGGACCTGACGGCGCTCCACCTGCTGGCCCCGCACCTCACCCGCAAGCAAGCCCTCGTTGCGACCGATCGCGTAGGCGAAGTCGATCGCACGCTGCGACTCCTCCTCCGCCTGCGCAAGCCGCTCCTCGACGCGCTCGCCGCGGCGCAGTGACGCGAGTTCCGACCGCATCGAGCGCACGGACGCCTGCACCTCGTCGAGGCGCACGGCCATCTTGGCCGCGACGTCCTCGGCGGCACGGATGTCCTCCTGCGCGGCCTGACGCTCAAGGTCGAGCCGCATCTTGGCACGGGTCGCCTGCAAGGTCTTCTGCTCGGCAAGCCGCTCGGCGGTCACGATGCGCCGTTCGAGGACGCGTACCTCCTTCATCGCGTTCACGCGCTGCGCGGCGGTGACGTTCTGCACGTCGCGCATCTGGCGGCGCAGTTCGTCTGCCTGCGCACGGAGATCCGATACCTCCTCGCGGAGCGCGGTCGTCTCGGCGTCCTCCTGCGGACGTGCGAAGGAAATCTCGGGGCGAGAAACGTCAAAACGCTTGGACAGCGGGATGATATTGCCATCGGCATCACGGACGATCGGATCGGCCAACTTTGCCTGATTCGACTGCTTGATGAGAAGTTCCTCTGCGCCGTATGCGAACCCACCAGCATCGGCTGCAATAACGCCATCCGCGCCCATCTCATCGACGAGCGCGTCATATGCCTCGCCATTTTCCGCGCCGCCATTTTCCTCGACAAGATCGTTGTAGATGGCGCGAAGTCGATCACGAACCTCTGGCTTTCGCGCATCAATGATGTTGTCGATCTTGAGATAGAACTTCCGCGGAGTGCCGAATCGCTTCGCGTACTTTTCATCGGGCGTGAAATAGAAGCCGCGGCCAAGGTTCCCGCCCTCGTAGCCGTCGTAATCGAAGTCCTCGCCGCGTTCCTCTGCCTGTTCGGCCAGCGACAGGAACCGCTCAAACGCGACACTCGATGCGTGGTATCCGGAATAGATGTATCCAGCGGCGCGTGCTGCTGCATCGACCATTGCCTGCACGGCAGTCATGTCGCCGCGCTCGACGGCGGCGAGGTACTCGGCGTCGGAGGCGCGGGCCATCGAGATGCCGGGAGCGGAGGTTGGACGCTCGTTGAAGACGGACTTGGCTTGGTTGGAATCGAATGCAACATATGTTGTGCTTTCGATGCTTTCGTCACCAATTACCAAGTCTTCGGTGAATACAGCGCCGTCGTATCCCTGCTCCTTCAAGAATAGGACAAATCTCTTTCCAACCTCCCCATCAAACATCCGCCATCCACTGCTATTCATGGCAGTGAGATACAAACTTCTATCATTGCCAAACGCATCAATGGTGTCTGCAAAATCAAGCACCAGATTTCTTGTCATTGTCGCCGGGTTTTGAATTGACAAATACGCCGGGACGATTCGTCTTCCATACTGCTCCGAATA